AAAACTTATTTCAGATAGTCCCTCTTTTTTTAATATATTTATTTCTCCAACATTTATTAAATCAACTGTCTTATTTTTATTTGTCACTTTGACTTCAAGCTTACCAGGCGGGATTGGTAATTGTACTCCATCCAAATAAAAATCATAAGCCATTCAAACACCTCCTCTCTAAACTATTCCTTCTGCTGATACAACCATTGCGTTCTCTAGTTTCTCTTTTAAGACATTTACTATTCCATCCACATCTGCATCTTTACTTATGTTGTTTGTATTGTTCATATCAATTTTTATGTTTACTCCTGTGAATCTGTTTATTGTTTCCTGTTCTGCAATGTCTCTAAGATATTTTAAATCTTCTTGACTTTTATCCATTGTCTTTGCCATTTTGGCAGTGTTTCCTGCCGTATCTTTTGCTCCTTTTGCTGCATCGCCCAAAGGTGAGTTTAATCCAGCTGAACCCAATCCATCACCAAGTCCATATTTTTTATCCCATAAATCGTCTAATCCTAAATCTTTTTTTGCCTTTTCTGCTATTTTGCTAATATCGAATTTATCTTTTATATTAGTTTCTAGTTTATCTCCCCATTTATATCCTGCATCCCAAGCTTTTCCATAATTAAATCTGTCAAAATGCAGTTTATTAGGGTCCATTCTTTCAACTTTTATTTTAGCTTCTCCTGCGACTTTATCTGTCCACCCTTGTAATTTATCTTGCCAACCACTCACTGCATTTGCTAGATTTGAGCCAAATATGGTATCTATTGCAGATGCGATACTTCTTATAATACCTAATACAGCATTAGCCATTCCAGATACTGCTCTTATAACAGAGCCAATTGGGTCATCTAAAAAATTAGCAAAGAACTCTGCAAAACCTGCTAAAGTATTATATATTAAAGCTACAATATCTATAATTAAGTTCCCTGTTGCAATAAATAAGTTTCCTACAAAAGCAGCCGCAACTGATATTGCACCTGCAACTACACCTATCGCAGATACACTTGTTTTTGCAAAATGATTGAATATTGCTACTCCTACAAATAAGACTGCTACTAAAGCTATTATTCCTGCAACTATCCAAAAAATCGGACACGCCAAAATAGCTGCATTTAAACCCCATTGAGCAACTGTAGCCATTTGAATTTCTGTTAATTCTGCATGTACTGCTAAGGCATGTATCGCAGAAGCAATTGCTAAGGCATTTTTTGATACTTTGCATAAAGTTTCCCAAAGCCATATACTTCCTAATGCAATCAAATAAGTACCTAAAATCCCTACAACCCCTGCTATAATTGGACCTATTATACTCCAATTTCGTGAAAATACATTAGCAACATTAAGTGCTTGTGTTATTATCCAACCTAGCCCTTGCACAACCAAACTAGTGCCAACAATCATCACATTGAAAAAATTCTGAAAAGCTGGACTACTCAGTAAATTAATAAATCCACTAAATACATTAAAACCAACTGCTCCAAGTACGTATAATGAGTCTTTAACATCAGTTATGAAAGTTCTAAATCCCTTGCTTGAAACTGTATCCTCAATTTTCTTCTGTATAGCTCCAAATATCATAACTGCATTATTTTTTACACTAGTAAAGATTTGACCTAATGTATAAGGCATCTTCTCAAATTCTGCGTTAGTCTGCTCTGCTGCTGAAAGTAATGAGTTTTTTACAATGTCTGCTGTTAACATTCCTTCACTTGCCATGCTCCTTATTTTTCCTATATCCACATCTAAATAATCGGCAATCGATTGGATAATGTTAGGTGCTGACTCAAATACAGCATTTAGTTCCTCACCTCTAAGCACACCACTTCCTAATCCTTGTGTTAGTTGTAGCAAAGCTGAATTCATTTCTTCTGTTGTAGCACCTGCTATTACAAATTTTTTGTTAAGTTGCTCTGCAAAACCTACTATTTCTTTTGTACTACTAAACGCCTTCCCTGCATTCATACCCACGCGTGAAACTATCTTCGCAGTATCCATATAAGATGCTCTTGACCTCTCAGCAGATTGGAATATCATTTTATTTAATGCACTATTTGATTGTTGCCCATCATTTACCATGCCAAGTCTTGCATTTGTGCTCGTCATTTGGTCACTTAAACTACCTAATCCTCCTAATGTTTTCAAACCCATATAAGCTCCAATAAGTTTTTTAGCACTTCCAGCTAGTCTATCTATAGAACTTGTACCTTTACTTATATCCTCATTAAGTCTTCGTTGTTGTCCATCAGCTTCTCTTATCTGTCGTTCTAATCTATCAAACCCAGCTTCTGCTCTTGCCAATTCTTCTCTAGCTCTTATTATGCTATTAGCATTTACTGCATTACTAGATGTTCTTTGTAATTGTTCAAAGGAACTTAATACTATATTCATAGCAGTTGTCATATGTCGAAATGCAGGTGTCATTCCATCGAAAATTCGTATTGAGGTTTGTATAGTTGCCATTTTCTCACTCTCCTTTCTTTTTGATAATAATAAAAGCACTTACCTGTTTTTAAGTAAGTGCTTTTATATTATAAATTCAATAATTCCTTTTTCTTAGCATCAAATTCTTCTTGTGTAATAGCTTCCATATTTAACAAATTCTTATATTTTAATATTTCATCAGCTGTAGAACTAGATATAGACTCTTTTTTATCTTCTATACTCTTAGAACTTGTTATTATAGACAAAGTTGATAAAATCTCTTGGGCATAATTATAAGATTCTTTATATAAACTTGAATTTGTAGAAATTTTAGAATTAATTAAATATATATACTTTGTAGAATTCTTTATATTATTAATTGTAATTTTTATCTTTAAACTATTTACATAAGTTTTTATTTTTTTCTTTCCTAATATACTTCCAGCTATAGCTCCTGTTTCGCCAAATAAAAGACCTCCTCCAATAGCACCACCTAATCCACTTTTAATTATAGATTCATCATCTTCTAAAAGTTCAAATGAAATAATATCCCTAAAGTCATATACTCTCTTATTCTTATTTAAATTGCTTATTTTATCAGATATAATTAATTGTTTTTTATTTTCATCTACTAATAAATAAATTCCTACTTTTTTACTTGCGTTAAAAGATTCAAATCTTTTTTTATTTTCAAGTGTTAATCTTATTGATTTTTTTATTTCCTCAGAAGATATTTTTTTAATTACATCTGTTGGTTCGACTATAGAAAATGTATCTTTATATTTTTTTAAACATTCAGAACATATTACACCATCAGATATTTTTTGTTTACCTTTTTCTCCACATATACAACAACTTTCATTTCCACTAAATAATCCCATAATATCCCCCTTTATTATAATGAATTTATAGGATTATTATACTATATCAGTAAAATTTTTACATTATAATCACATCCTTTCAATAAAAAAACACCTACCTGAGTAAGTGTTTTTCAGTATTTTTAATTTTAAGTCCACATAGTTAATATAAAACGCAGCATTGTATGCTTGCCCTTTAACATGGATAGTACTATTTACATACCACATAGTTAATATAAAACCACTTATTTTTCCTAATGTCTGACCAAATATCATATATTTACATACCACATAGTTAATATAAAACCCTCTTTATTTTTAGAGAACATCCACTTTGTTATATTATTTACATACCACATAGTTAATATAAAACTTTACAGCAACATCAAAAGTACTTTGTTTTAACACTACATTTACATACCACATAGTTAATATAAAACGTATTTTTCCAAACTTTGCCTAGTCGTATCTGGACTATTTACATACCACTTAGTTAATATAAAATAATATTTTAAGATGCTAGAAGCTTTAAACATAGCTCCCTTTACATACCACTTAGTTAATATAAAATTTGCAAAGTTATTTAATTTACTTCCTCCCATTTCGCCTTTACATACCACATAGTTAATATAAAACCATATTTAAAATTAAGTTGTTGATTACTAATCATTAGCTTTACATACCACTTAGTTAATATAAAATGGCATTTGTAGAGTTCTTTGTTAACTCATTTAATATCTTTACATACCACATAGTTAATATAACTCTTATCTCTATTATACCATTTTTTAACAAACAAAGCACTTGAAACATCATAATATTCAAGTGCTTTATCTATATTATTTTACTTATTTTTTCTCTCTTCTTGTTCTCTAAGAATACCTCTTAGTATCTCTGCATATTCTTGAAACTTTTCTTCACTATTCTGTTTTAGTTCATATAACGCATTAGCAAACTTCACAAAGTATTCTACATCTTCATCAGTTTTTAAATTATATTCATTAAGTAAACTTTCACGCATTTTATTAATCCCCCTCAAACTCAAAACTAAAATCTAATTATTTTTATACAATATATAATAGTTTTTCTTGTCTCCTTTAACAGAAATGGGATTATTATTTTCTTTCAACCACTCTTTTACTTTTTCTGTAACCTTATTAGAATATTTGGTTACAGTACCAGTCCAATTGCCATTCGTTTCTAGTACTGTTTTCATTTCATCTTCTTTAATATCAAGCTTTCTTATAATTTGCTTAACTGCCATAAATGCTGGTTTATTAGACATTGTGTAAAGTCCTAATTTTCTTGCAATCTGCTTTGTATCATAAAAATGTTCCTTTTCTTCAATTTCAAGTGGAATATCAACTCCTGCTTTTTTAAAAAATGTCTTAGCAACAAGAAATTGCATACTTTTATCAATTTTTAAATCTTCAAAGATTGGAGTTATCAATTTAATTGACTCATTTACTGCTTCTAATGTTTTTATTTCTTCTCTTACTCTGAAATAACTATTTACTAATTGTCTTTGTACCTTCCATGCTAAGTCGTCTGTAAAAGATTTTACTAACATTAGATAACCTGTTTCAGTTAATAAGATTAATTCTCTTGCATTACTGCCAACGAAATTCGTTGTCTGTTTAATTGTTGATAATTCTTTTCCTTCTAAATAAAAATAGTCCTCATCTTTTATAAAGTGTTTCTTATTCTCTCTAAAATTTCTACCTGCTGTTCCTTCTACTCTTTCATGTACTCTGTCAATTTCTTTAAATGTAACTACTCTTTGATTATTAAACTCTTTAACTTGCAACTCTTGATTGTTAATTAGTACTAGATTGTTCATAAAAATACACTCCTTAATTGATTTTTTTTAAGGAATGACATATAATTATATTACATATTAGTTATATGTCATAAGGAATATTTAAACTTTGACGAGAGAGAATATTCCTTATTTTATTCCTTTTCGTCTTTATTTTTATAAAGATTTCTTTATCTTTATACTCTAATAATAAATTATTTAGTAAATAATGTCAATAGTTTTTATTTATTTTAATAAACATTTCTTTACTTTAATAAAGATATATAGTATTATATAAATATACAGGAGGTATTAACATGTCTATAAAATTTTTTAAACTAATTGACTTACTAAACAGAAGAGGTATAACTAAAGAAGAACTAAGACTCAAAATAGGAGCTTCTTCTACTACAATAGCCAAACTATCTTCAAATAAAAATGTTTCACTTGATGTAATTGATAAAATATGTAAAGCTTTAAACTGCCAACCAGGTGATATTATGGAATATGAAGATGATGAAAAGTTATAAGCAAAACAAAAGCACCTACCAAAAAGTAAGTGCTTCTTTTTTCTATTTAGTTTTTCTCCACATAGTTAATATAAAACGTTGGCTAGAAAAGGTAAAATCAAATGTTCTTGTTGCTTTACATACCACTTAGTTAATATAAAACGAAGGTAACTTCTTTGGGAAACAGTCGCAAGTGCTTCTTTACATACCACATAGTTAATATAAAACGTGTTTTCCCTTTTGCTCGGCTGAAATGTTTACAATCATTTACATACCACATAGTTAATATAAAACAAGTCTTAACACAATTTCTATTTTTAATGTAAAAGGATTTACATACCACATAGTTAATATAAAACTCAAACCAATACAAATTCGTTACTTCATCATAGACGATATTTACATACCACATAGTTAATATAAAACTTGGGGGCAACAAGTCTTATCATGCTTTTGTCGCAACATTTACATACCACATAGTTAATATAAAATCCCCAAATAAACTTAGCATTTCTAATACCTACACATACACATCTCTCTCAAATTTGCAGTGAACCATGAGTAGTGCAATTGATAACATTTATCACACACCCTCAATGCCTTGTATTACAACTGTTAAACTTCAATTTATCGCAAATATTGCTCACTGCAAAATCTCTACATTTTTATTATATCATAAAAATATTATTTTTGAATATCTGTACCAATTTGTGGTATAATAAAAGCAAGGAAATAATTTACTCCTACAAAGAGTGATTATTTTCAGTTGTTAAGTGAAAATATTATTTTTTTAAATCACCCTTATTGGCGTCTGGGTGATTTTTTATTTTGTCATAAATATAAGCTGATATAACACCAGCTAATATGCTTAATAAAAAACCTATCATATAATTTCACCTCCTTCCTTATTTGGAATTTGGCGTTTAATATGAAAATAATCACCCTTCGCACTTTCGATTATTATCCTTGCTACAATTATTATAACATATAATTCTTACATATTTTACCAATTTTTTTATATAAACAATGAAATTCAAGTAAATAAATACCTACTTATTTATATATATTTTATAAATTAATTGCTTTATAATCAAGTTTTCATTTTTTTAATAAAAATTTTTATTTTTTATTTTATATAAACAATATTTTTTCTAATTTGTGGTATAATAAAAGCAAGAAGAACTACAATCTATTTTGCGGTAGAGTGAAGTTCATAATTAAATGAATCTATTTGAACTTATGGAACTTGATTTTAAAATCAAATTCCCAGCCACTTTTACTCTTGCCACGAGTTGAGTGGCTTTTTACTTTTAGAAATACTTTACAAATTAAGCAAAATATTAAACTAGCA